CTCCACGTTTAAACAGAGCAGGAGCTTCACGATCAAGTCCCTCCAAAATCTTTTTTACTTTACCTGTCGTACACGTGTAATCATCACTCAATTCATTTATATTTAATGTTTTATTCCAATCCGACGAACATATCTGATACGCTTTTCCGTTATCGTCTTTAAATAATGTCTGGTCTCGGCTATCCATTCCGTTTGGTTTTATTGAACCGACATAAGTGAATTTGCCGGTTGGACTATCCGAAACCGCAACGCCTGCATGAGCTTTTTCGTAGTCGGGACTATCAATGTGCATCCACATGACAAATTTCTTGGTTTTTTCGTTGTAAATAACTTTCGGGCGTTCAATTACCTGCGAAGGATGAAGATCGGAGCTAAGATTCTCTGGCAAAGATGGTAATACGATCCCTTCGAAGTTCCAGTGAACTAAATCGGTTGATGAATAACATGATATACCACCAGCGTCGGCACGCCAACATTCCCATGTTTTCACCCATTCCAACCTATATGTAGAATCGCCCTTGAATTCACCGTACCAATAGTAAACGCCTTCGTGGAATAATATGCCTCCTCCATGTGCATTAATAACTTTTCCACCCGTATCTTTCCAGGTTTGTCCGGGAATAATCTCGTGTTTCAAACCTTCATTTTTACATGAAAAAGGAAAGATGTAAAAAGAAAAGAAATGAATATAATACACGTGTCGGTAATCAAAACATCCCGTTCTATTGAAGGTCAAAAATAGAGAAAAATTACTCCAATTTCAAAACCGGCTTGAAGCCCGCCGGTTTATTCTTTATCGAAGGCTTCAGGCAGTCGGATATCAGCGCCGGCGGGCCGATTGCTCTAGAGTCGGACAGAAGGCGGAACGCTTGATTGGTCACAGGGACGCAGAGACTGGGGCGATAAAAAAGCACTATGAACACGCCAGGTGCTCGGAGTGCGGCGGGTATATAGCGTTTGACGAGCGCGGATTCAAGGTCTGCGTCGATTGCGGTTCTTCTTGATATGAATTTCACCCTTGAAAATGAGATATGGCCGGACCAGAGCGCCGTGTTTTGCGCCCTGGCGAGTATTACAGCCATATGATCGGCGATTATGTTTGCGGCGAGGACGAAAACTTTAATATAGATCCGCAGCCATAAGGTAATTGTCCTACACGGACAGGTCGAATGCAAGATGAATACAATGGATAAAGCCGCCTTGGAGGCGGCCTAAGTCCTCATGCAAAGCGACATCGCCCCTCAATTCGTCCGGGCCACGCGCCCGGGCATCTCTCGCGGCTTACCCAGGAGGGCGGGCGGCTGGATTTCCGCTACCCGGTGGTTGTTCGACTCCACCATGCCGCTTATACCCGCGTAAGAGTTCCGGCCCCAAAACGATGAGGCCGCCAATTGGCGGGTGTGAGGAAGTAGGGCGGGGTGCGAAAAATTCATTGTCATAGCGGCCTGATCCGCCGCCTTTGACCTCTCGCGAGGGTGCCGCCAGGATGTTAGCCGAGTCCTTGTGCGAGCTTATGATCATCGGCTACCCATTATATCATCTTCGGATTGTGGTTTTATTGAAGCCAAAAGCATATGCGGACGGGGTGCCGGTTTACTGTGCGCACGATAAGATTGTGGCGCTATCCGACTTGAAGCTAAACCCCAAAAACCCTAATCATCATTCCGAAGCACAGATTGAGATCGGAGCCAGGATCATTAGGGGGAATGGGTGGCGTGCACCCATAACGATTAGCACCCTGTCCGGCATGGTCACCCGGGGCCACGGGCGTATCCTGTTTGCTCAGAAGGCCGGGTTAACCACCGGGCCGATTGATTACCAGGATTATGAAAGTGAGGCCGCGGAATGGGCCGACCTGCTGGCTGATAACCGCCTATCCGAGATGTCCGAAATAAATCTATCCGAAGTTAAGAGCGTTCTGGATGATATCGAAGGGATAGACGTAGACCTGACGGGCTATGATTTAGATGAGATCCTGGAAGGCATCGACGACACCATAGGGGATGCCGCGCCGAAGGTTGAACCCCGGGCGCTATCTGATGACTTTATTGTCCCGCCCTTCTCCGTCCTGGACGCCCGACAAGGATACTGGCAGGATCGTAAGAAGGCCTGGATATCAAAGGGCATTAAAAGCGAACTGGGCCGCGGCGAACTGATTACATGGAAAAATACGCGGCTGGCTGAGCCAGGGCTGAATCATTACCGGGAAAATACGCCCGGTGCTTCGGCCAGGGTTTGATAAAGGGCGAAAATGAGAACTTCGGAAACGCCACGCAGCCCTCATATGGGACCTCCATCTTCGATCCCGTTCTGTGCGAGCTTGTCTATCGGTGGTTCACCCCGGACCGGGGATATATATTAGATCCGTTCGCCGGGGGTTCTGTCCGCGGAATTGTGGCGGCGTACCTGGGGTACAGGTATATCGGCATTGACCTTCGGCCCGATCAGGTAGAAGCGAACCTGGAGCAGGCCGATGAGATTATATTTCGGGGGGATAAGCCGGTCTGGGTGGTAGGCGATGCCCGGGACGTAAAGACACTTTGCCCGGGCGAATACGATCTTGTCTTCAGTTGCCCGCCGTATGCGGATTTGGAGCGATATTCCGATGATCCGCGAGACCTGTCAACGCTGGATTACCCCGCATTCATTGAGGCGTACCGCGGGATAGTCCGGGCGTCGGTGGATATGCTGAAGCCTAACCGCTTCGCGGTCTTTGTCGTGGGCGACATCCGCGACGAGCGGGGGTTCTATCACAATTTCGTGTCGGACACAATCGCGGCATTCCAGGACGCCGGGGTTACCCTTTACAATGAGGCGATTCTGGTAACCATCGCTGGATCGTTGCCGGTCCGTGTCAGAAAACAGTTTGCAGTGTATCGAAAATTAGGCAAAACCCATCAAAACGTGTTAGTATTCTATAAAGGCGATGCTAAGAGCATCAAAACGGAATTTGGCGAGGTCACCGCGGCGTGGCCCGATGACGAATGAAAAGGTGAGTCCCCATTGCTTCCTCATGCCGTGTTTGCGAATTGGACGCGGATATATGCCGTGCTATCGATAATGATTTGGTAGCTGGGGCGCCGTGCGCGGCGGTGGCTCGCAAATATGTTAAGCACTTTTCATCCTTTGATACTGCAAAGAAGCATATCATCAAACATAAGAAGGACGGACATATCGGGAAGAGGCCTCCAACTGAGCAGTCCACCGGCCCCGGTACCCTGACTGCCATTAAGGCAGAGCGGCACAGGCTGTCGATTGAAGAACGGATTGATGAATTGTATAAGTTGGCCCTGGCCGGAAGCAAGTTAGCCCTAACGAAGGCGGACCCCGACCTGCGGGGCCTGGCGGCCTGCATCGCCCAGGGAGTCGCAGTCACGGAGCTCATGGGTAAACACGAATCAGCGGACACCACTAAAGGCAAATCCGCTATTATCGCTTTCGTTGAATCTGAAAGGGCGAAGGAATGATACTACAGCCATTAAGCGAAAAGCAAAGAGACTTTCTGCTGCATTCCGACGCGAGGATAAATATTGCTTACGGATCGGTTCGATCCGGGAAAACGCTTGCTTCATTGCTGCGGTGGCTGTATGTGGTCGCCACGGCTCCCCCTGGCGCAAACCTGCTCATTGTGGGAAAGACCGAGCGAACGGTGCGCCGGAACATCCTGTCCTTGATTCAAGACCTGGTGTCGCCGGACGAATTCAATATCAATTATGGTATCGGCGAATGCACCATCTACGGGCGGCGGGTTTACCTGGTCGGTGCGAATGACGAGCGGGCAGAAAACAAGATCCGCGGCATGTCCCTTTATGCGGCGTACTGTGATGAGCTAACCCTGTTCCCGGAAAGCTTCGTCCAGATGTTACTGAGCCGTCTAAGCGATCCCGGGGCGCTCCTGATCGCGACCACAAACCCCGATTCACCATATCACTACGTAAAAACTAAATTCCTTGACCGGGTGGGCGAGCTTAACCTGAAGGTCTGGCAGTTCCGGCTTGAGGACAACAACACGCTGCCCTCCGATTATATTTCAAACTTGAAGAATGAATACATCCCGGGTACGGTCTGGTATAAGCGGTATATCCTGGGGGAATTCGCCCTCGCGGAGGGTGCAGTATTTCCCTTCCTATCCACCGATCCGAAAGACGGCTATGTCGTTTCCGAAATGCCCGCCGACCTGACTACATGGCTTGTTGCCGCAGATTATGGGCAGCAGCACTGGACCGTCTTTATATTGGCCGGGTACAGCCCCTCACTTTCTAAGTGGGTGGTGGTCAAGGAATGGTTCACGAAGGATAAGACGAATGCGGTATATTCAGAGGAATTTGGCCGCGAGATTGTGCAGTTCAACGGCAGCGTACCTATCCAGGAGGTCAACATTGATCCTGGCGGCGGCGGCCTATCGCTTGTCAAACAGCTTGAGGAGGACTTTCCTAACATATCGGTTGCTTCCGCCCGGAAGAAGGACGTAGACAAAGAACTGCAAGAACTTGCGACTGCACTATTCACGAAGAAGATTAGCATCTACGGCCCGGGGTGCAGGAGGGGGTTAGAGCAGCTTCTAAACTACTCGTGGGATGATAAGGCGAAGATCCGGGGCAAGGATGAGCCACTCAAGGTAAATGATGATTTCCCCGATGCTTTGCGCTATTTGTGGCAAATGTGTATGAGGTATTCATGACGGTTTGTGTTTTCTGCGGCGGGCATATCAAAAAGGACGAAATGCCTATACCGATATCCATCCTGGAATTTCAGCCTCCGACTGTAGCCGGGGAGCATTCCGTCGACCAGTTCACGGCGAAGTTTTGCTGTCAGGCCTGCTATCAGAAAATCCACGCGAATATAGCATCCGCGGCGATTGATTGTGCGAAGGAATTACAATGATTTATAGCGTTGATGATATAATTGCCCCGGGTAAACCCTGGCCGCCGGAGGATAAGGACGAGCGGGGGCGCATGACGGAACACGCGGCAAACCGTCAGCTATACGCGGAGCTACACGAAGGCATATTCCCGCGGTATAGCCGCTACCTGAATGATGGGAACAACGACGACAAGAAGGTCAAGGTCTTCTTCGGATGGCCCGGCATGGCTACTAGTAGCTACATGGACCTGCTGCTGGGCGAAGGCATAACGATAGATCCGCCGGATTTATACGATGCACCCAATGAAGAGGTGTTTATCGATTCGTCCCGGTACGGTGTCGGGCTTTACGAGATCACCCAGGACGGGATAGGCGTATTAAACCCCGAAAACGTGTATTTTGTGGTCGACCCCCACAATATCAGGGCGGTTAGCAGCTACATAGCGTTCTCTTATTTAGAATACTATTCCAAAACATTCATAAAATTTACTATCCATTCCGCGGGCCAGATACAGCACGCCGTTTATGAACTCGCGAACGGGAAGCTTGGGGATAGGTGGGACCTGGTAAAGTTCCCCCAGTTCGAGCGGTTAGCCGCATTCAAGAATGGGGTGCAGCAAACCGGCGTCGACGTCCCGCTTGTGGTCCGGGTGGACAATTCCTTGTCATCAGAACGGTATTATGGCCGGTCCGATTACACCCCTTCGGTTCATGCGCTGGTTGAGATCCTTGACCAGGCTTTTGCCCGGAGGCGGGAGGTCCTGGGCAAATTCGCCCGGCCCGTTCCGATGGTGCCAGAGTCGGCTATGCGGTTCGACCATTCCCGGCAGAAGTGGGTTTTCAAGACCGAAAACGCTATCATCCTGAAGGAGGGCGCACAGAACGCCGCATATCTTACCTGGGCCGCCGAGCTGGGATCAGTCGAACGCGAGATTGAACAAACCATGACTCAGCTTTTGGCGGCATTGAAGCTGTCCCGGGTGCTGATCGCGGGCGAGAATGTGGGCCAGGCCGAGAGCGGAACCGCGCTTAGGCTTAGGCTTATCCCTACCCTGGCGAAGGTGAGCAAGTTCGCTACGGCGCTTAGGGGCACCCTGCCTGTTGTTCTAAGCCTGAAAAGCAAGCTCAACGCTGCTCTGGGGATGCCCGGGCCGGTATATGATCCTGAAGATATTACAATCACCCTCGCCGATGGCATACCAGAAGATCCCGCCGAGACGGCACAGATAGGCCTGGTGCGGGCGCAAACCCTGTCGGCGCTTAAGATGGCCGGCATTCTTGACACGAAGGCCGCGATCCGGGCCGCCCTCAGCATGGGCATTATCACCCCGGACGTGCTGATACCATCCGAGGATCGCGATATCGAAAATGCGGTTTTGCAGACAAGCGTTGATTCAGTTGAGCAGGGTGGTATCTGATGCCGCTTAAGCGCGGTTCTTCCAAAAAGACGATCTCGCAGAACATCCGCACGCTGATGCATGAGGGCAAACCTCAGAAGCAAGCGATTGCAATAGCGATGAGAACCGCCGGCAAGAAAAAAAAGAAGCGTTAATGTTTATCCAAAAAGGCTACATCGGCCTTAATCGATGGTGATTTGATGACAGAAAACAAAGATACGTCAGTAGACGGGACCTCCACGCCAGAGGAAAAACAGGCGGATAAAACGAAGGTGACACCAGATATCCAGGCCATAATTGACAAGGCCGTGCAGGATAGGCTGGGACGGGAGAAGAAGAGCCACGATAAGCGGGTGGCTGAGCTTGAGGCCAAAATCCAGGAATACGAAGCACAGGATCTTGGAGAAGTGGAAAAGCTACAAAAGAAGGTCGAAAAGCTCACGCGCGATCTAAGCGAACGCGACACCGAGCTGTCGGGGTTTAGGCTGAAAGACGCCAAAGTCGGAGCGCTTCTGGCCGCCGGTGCTATGCCCGAGCAGATAACAAAATTGCTCAAGCGAGTGTCCGGGACTACGCCGGAAGAGATAGCGGCGGACGTCGAGGAGCTGAAGTCCCTGGGATGGATAGGAAGTGTCCAGAAGGGGGCGGATGGTTCCGGGCACCATGTCGTATCTGACAATGCCAAAAAGACGTTCACGCGATCACAGATAAAGAAGATGTCGCCGGAAGAGTACGAAGCTAACCGCGAGGCCATTTTGAAGGCCATGCAGTCCGGCGATATAAAAGGTGACTGAGTAAATGACACTCGACAATTTTATACCCGAGATCTGGGCTAACGAAGTCCAGAGACAGCTTGAGAAGTACCTGGTCTACGGCCAGGCCGGAATCGTAAATCGTGACTATGAGGGTGTAATCCGTGGCGCGGGTGACACCGTGCGCATTAACGGAATCGGCGCTGTGACGGTAAAACAGTACAGCAAGAACACGAACATAGCCGAGCCCGACACTCTGACGACACGCAGGCAACCCTTCTCATCGACAAGCAGGACTATTTCAACTTCCAGATAGACGATATCGACGCGGCACAGCAGACACCTAAGGTTATGGCTACCGCGATGCAGGAAGCCAGCTACGCTCTGAGGGATGCCGTGGATCAGCACATAGCCGGACTGCATGTCGGGGCCGCCGCAGCCAACAAGATAGGCGACGATACTACACCCAAGATCCCCAACAACTCCGCCGGCGACGTGCAGAACATCTACAATCTGCTGGTGGATTGCGCGGTGAAACTCACGAACTCCAGGGTGCCCACCGAGGGCCGATGGATGATCGTTCCGCCCTGGTTCTATGGGATGCTGCTCAAGGAAGACAGGTTTGTATCCGCAGAGAAGGCCGGAACCGCCGCAGGACTACGGAATGGGCAGGTCGGCCAGGCCGCAGGGTTCACGATCTTGCAGAGCCACAATGTACCTAACACTGCCGGAGAGGACTATAAGGTCATGTTCGGCACCTCCCGGGCTATCACCTTCGCAAATCAGATAGCCAAGATCGAGGGCTACCGGGTTGAGAAGAGGTTCGCGGATGCAGTCAAAGGCCTCAACGTTTACGGCGCAAAGGTCGTAAGGCCGGAAGCACTGGGCGTTTTGACCTGCCAGCCAACCGCTTGAGGTGTTAGATATGAAATATATTTTTTAATCTTCGCCGCATTTCTGATGGTTGGGGCCGCCGTGGCCTCTGATGTCCCGATAGCCGCCGTTTCCACGCTCGGCGAGGCGAACGACATTGTATCCGCGCCGGGAGCATGGACCAGTTTAGCAGTCACGCCAGCAGTTAATTATATCGCGTGGCCCGGGGGATATAACCTAATCCTTATGGTGAATGTCACTGCGCCCGTGGCAGACGGGTATTTGAACATTTCCGCTGGAGACAATCCTCCCGCGTTCCGTTCTGGTATCGGCGATATGGTTATCACCGGATGGACGGACGGCAGCAACGAGGTGCGTTTCATCGGGCCGCTTGAGTCCGCCAGGTTCATGAGTTCGACAGGCTATTTGAACATGACATCTTACAACTTGACGGGAACGGTAGCCGTACTGAAGGTCCTGGATAACGTAGCTTGAGGGAGTAGAAATGCCAGATACCCCGGTACCCGATTCATATGTGGAAACGGTGGAAGCCGCGGACGCCTTTTTCGCCACGAAGCAGAGCGCTTCAGCATGGGCCGCGTCCAGTTCTGCCGTAAAGATCAAGGCCCTACAGGAAGCTACCGCTATCATCGATTCTCTTCCCCTGGCAGGATATCGATATGAATTTGAGTACATCGAGAACGGGGTACCTGTCGATCTCAACGAGGACGGCCTGATTCAAACCCTGGAATTTCCCCGCATTATCGACGGGGTTACCGTTGACTACGACTACGGAACTGATCTTCCGATTGTGCCGCAGCGTGTCAAAGATGCTTGCTGCTGGATCGCCCTAAGCCTCCTAGACGAAGGCACCGACCTAACGGAAAAGGCCTTGCAGGAGGCGGGAATCCAGGCATTCAGCCGGGGGAAGCTGTCGGTAACATTCGTGGCCGGGGCATCATCCCGATATTTCGGCCTGCCGAAAAAGGCGTATGATTTGCTGAAGCGGTACCTAGACCAGACACCGGAGATTTTATGAAGATCCTAGAGTTTCCCGAAGATGCCTATATCGTCACGCGGGCCGATGCTGATATTTTCGACGGCCTACTAAGCGCCCCGGTGGTAGTAAAAGACTGGCCCGCCGGGGTGTCTGGCCGGTGCAAAGTCACGCTATCGTCGAGCGGCGTACATACCGATTGTGCCGCACAATCACAATCGGATCGGAAACTCTAACCTTCGTCCAGGCCGGGACAAAGATAACTTCCACGCTTCTAACTGCGAAGCCTGTAATCACATTCTCCGGCCTTGATTGTCACTGCCGCATAACCATTGTGGACGCCGGCGGGGCACCGATCAAAGTTGAAACAAAGACCGCTACCAAGATCCAGTTTGAGAACACCGCTTCGGGATTCTTTGCGTCCGATGGTACATGGAAGGTGTATTCAGGGAGTTATGCTATGTGCCGGGATGCCGCCGGGGTAGGGGACATCATAAGGTACGGATCGGTGGATATGCCTATAGTGAAGGTGGACACCGAAAAGTGGTTTAGCAAGACAATATATTATATATTCTATTTATAGGTAGGCAATGATATGACGACTTTGGTTTGCCACAATTTCGGTCATTGCCCATGCGCTAGGTGATTTAATGACAGATGATTTATCGACAGATACACAATACCTGCGAGCCTTAGCAGCCTGCGTCGAGGGTGCGGATCTGACCGTTCTTCCGACCGACCTCTCCACCGACACGCCATTCCTGCGGGCCCTGGCCTCAGTCGTATCGGGAAACGCTCTGAAACTTAATGCTGGAGCGCTCCTCGCTGCC